GTCGCTTCCAATGGAGGCTCCATCCCTGTTTCCCTAACATCCTTCATAAATAGGATTGATGCTAATACCATTAACACAAATCCTATCCCTGTGACATATTGCATTATTAAACTCATTATTTACTCCTCATGCGTTTTACTGTTTACACCTTGTAATAAAGATGTTGTTTTTAAACTTATCCCATCTTCATATCCCTCACGATAACCTTCTTTATAGTTAACGTCTTTAGCCACTACCATAGTCAGCCAGAATACAAAAATAAACATAAATGACCACAATATATATGTTGCCAATTCTATTGTCATATTTTCCTCTTCTTTCTTTTTTTATTTAATTGATTCATATTACTTCAACTTCCCAATCATCTTCTGCATCAATGATGCCTCTTTACGTCGCTCTTCACCAAGTGCCATATTGACCAGTCCTTTGACTTCTTCTTTGGTGAACAACTTAGTATTCAAATAGTATTTACTCTTAAAGTAGAAGGTAAATGCACCTCCTAAAAATCCTACTATAAATATAGCAAGATGTTCCATTCCGAGTATCACCATTTTATAAATGTCCATAGTGTTGTCCATTATTTTCCTCGCTCTCGCTTTTGTGTTGTTGTTGATTATCCAGTTTATTATTCCTACCCATATCAAAAGATATGTGATAATGAGTATGCCAATAAGTTGTTGTCCTGTCATTATTTTTCATCCTAACATATGCTTAACAAGATTCTTATGGTAAACCCTGTTGTATTTCAGTTTCTGCACCCATAGTCTATCTGCCTCAGCGGGACTAATCTCCCCATCTTGGTAGAAATTCTCCGGCCCCCATTCCGGCTGAAAGATAATCTCAATCTGCTCATCGGTTAGCCTGTCCTTATTGAATCCACATTTATCCAGTATCTTTTGTTCATAGTCTGTTATCATTTCTCTGATTTCCATTATCCTACCCCCTCTGCCTCGGCAATCATATTCATTAGGTTAACTGCTTTAGCATTCTTTTTTCCCATCTGCATCTTGGCAACCCTATCGGCTTTTATCTTTTGATACATCTCGTGATAGGATGGGTGACATATTTCACAATAGAAACCACCTCGACTAAACGGGGCTTTGGTACACTCGTGTCCTTCTTTACATTTCATTATGATTTACCTTCTGCTATTGGTTTCCATTTTTTGAGCCATCGTCTAATGGCTCGGATTTCTTTTAAGCACCCTTTACTTTCTGCCAGAGTGCCTAATTCTTGCCATTCATTTCTTACGTGTCCTTCTTCATAAAATGTATCCAAAACAAATTCGGCTTCTTCAATTAAGTTCTGAGCAGAATTATCATTATACCCGTATGCGGATTCTACGACATCATCTAATTCCTCATCATAGTCTTCATCATCAAAGGACTCCATTTTACAAAGACAGGCATATTCTAATTCAGAAACCTTCCACATCTCTGTCCGCATTTTGTAATAAGTATCACGGCTTATGGTGTTCATTATGATTTCCTTTCAGTTGGGGTAAGTAGATTTTCTACGCGCCTTTGTGCGTCTTTCAATCTCAAGTACGAACCCTTAAATTCCGAGTTGTTATTCACTCGCATTGTATCAGAGTCAACAAGGGCATATTTCCAATAACGATTCACTTTTTGTACTAAGTACATATTCGGCTTGTCGTTCCAATAATTAGATTCTAAACACGATGGCTGAATTACATAAGTGGGGAAAAGAAAATCCTTCTTTATCCATTTATCAAATTCAATATATTCTGTTGTGTGTTTCATTTGTTTTCCTTTGTTTTTGGTTTCGTTTCATATGTCTTATACTTACTGGGTTCCAAAAAGTTCCCAATTATTTTTTTCACGACGAGAAATTTATTTTTCATAATTTTTGTTAATATTGCTTTTTGCCATTTTTAATATCTTTAATATATTCCCTTACCTCATCGTTGTATTTAAACCATTCAAGCTTTATGTGGTGTTCGTTAAGCTCTTGATGGATTTGACTCTCCGTGTACTGTAATGATGGAAAAGAATACAACAGTTCTAACTGGTGTGGATTAGCCGTTTGTAATGCACTTAGTCTTTGATGCGGATTCTTACTATAGCCTATCTTTACAGTATCGAGGCATCGTATAAAATATATATGACACTCAGAATCGGGGTCTAAAACCCACTCTTGAGGAATAGCGGTCAACTCAGATATTGTATCTTCTAAATAGCTTCGCAGTTCCGAGTCTAATTTATCTAGTGTGCTTGATATTTTTCGTACTTTTTCCTCTAATTTGATAATTGCTTTTCCATTTTTTTCAGTCTGCTTTTCCGTCCACGACCATACATATCTATTCATTATAATATCTCCGCAAAACAGGGTGTATATTCACCTACGTAAGCACCGATGACATTATAATAGAAGTAATCAATCGCCTCGTCCTCTGTCATCTCGCTATCCTTCATTAATATCTCAATACAGGTGTTTTTGTTGTATAGTACAACAGTATTCATACCATACCTTTCTACTGTACCAACAATGGCATCGTCAAAGTTGTCAGCCAGTATATAATCGGGGTTCTCATCTTTTAAAAATTCCAGTTTATTTTTTGTTTTCATTTTTCTTCTTTTTCGGTTGTCCAGTTTCACTTCGCCTTAATCCTTTGAACCACCACCACCCATTGTAAGGGGCATCCTTATTGTCGGGTGTATGTAGGAAGGCTTTCCTATCCTTAATATATTGTGGGTCTCTCACTCCCCTGTAAGGGAATCCCGAATCTTGCCAATCCTTCCAGTCCAAAGCCTTATCGTAATTCTTTTTTTTATTCAATTATTATCTTATTTCCTCCCCATCTTCATCCCTCATTGATATGTAAGTATGCTCACCAAAAGATTCAGATTTTGTGCTTACGTGATGATTTAATGGCATAGCGAGGGTCTTATATCCATTTTTTCTTATTGATTTCAATTCTTTTATATATATATCTATATATTCCCGATATTTATGTACTAAATCAGTCTGATAAGCCTGTTCTATATGAATAGAATCAGTTTTTGCTATAATTCTACATAAGAAATGGAGAGATTCAATTAATTGGTCTATCCTTCTCCTCATTATATTTTCTATTTCATCCTGCCAAAACTCATCTAACCATTCATCTTTTTTCATTACTTTCTCCTTTTTATTTTTAATGGTTTCCTTGTGGTAACTGGTGCGGGTCGTATCACATCGGGGTCTTCCGCTTTTAGAATACAGGTCATACAAGTCCTTTCTTCCAAACTGCCTTGAAACTTGTTGAACTTATCCCCACATTCAATACACGTAATTTCAATCATAATACACCTTTGGGTCTAATTCTTCCCTAACAATGTCGCTAATGGTTACATCGTTCAAATCCCTACACCATTTACAGACAAGGGTTTTACCCTGTAATCCACAGGAATCTATGAACCTGTAATCCTTGTATTCGACCTTATGCTTTCGGCATATTTGACATTTCATTTCTTTCTCAGCCATTACTCCACCTCTGTCCTGTAACTTGTTCTCCAAAACCTACCATTGTAACTGAACCTACCAATATTTTTGCCGTTACTGTCAAATACTTCCACAAAGGGAACATTTCCACCACCCAATTCGTTCCTTTCTCGCCAGTCAATAAACTTATCTCGCATTATGGATAGTTTATCTGCCTTTACCACCACGTCTTTATCATCTTCAACCACTCCCCAATAACCACCACGATAATCTATATCAATATTGGGAACGTGCTGTAATATCATACTATATTTCATTATCCTGTCTCACTTTCTTTTTCTTCTTCCCATTCAATATCTTCATCTTCTCCAAACCAACAAAACTCCAAACAAGTGCCTTGCGTGGCTACACCTTCAGTACATTCGGTGTTATTGCAGTATGTCGTGTATCCACTTGTTTCATATTGGATACTATCGCCTATGTTTAGTCTTTCATCACAGGAATAACATATACAATAACAATCGGATTCTTTTATTATACTCATTTCATTTTCCTTTTTTTGGTTTTATCAATGCGAGTTCATTTTCTTTTACTTCAACCCATTCATAGCCCACGTTCAAAAAGCATTTATTAATATGGGTTTCAATTTCATAATCATCATCATACCTACCCACATCTAATGAATTTATAATATCTGAAAAATCTGCATCGTCATATACAGGCGTACCGCCATTCGATATTTCTTCAAATACCCTTTCCGCTCTTAGCGTTTCAATTGATTCTTTCATTACATTTTCCTTTCTATTTTGTTTTGTTTTCATAGTGCCTATACGCACCAGTTTTCAATAAGTTCCATTTATTTGTAATCCCATTCTACTTCAAATTCGGTTTTACATTGAGTGCATTTATGAATACTTATTTCATTTCTATCTATAACGTCAGGATACCACTCGATTATTGGTATTGCGTTTAGCATTTTTCGAGGGTCATCTACTCCTAACTGCTCCCAATTGTCGCAACAAGGACAATCTAAATGTATGTTCCAGCTGTCGGATTTTATTTTTGTTTTTAACATTATCATATCTTTAGTTATTTTCTCCATTACACTTTCCTTTCTATTTGTAATCTGTAATTAGTTTTCCGTTCAAATGGTCAACTTCGTGCTGAACCACCCTTGCATCATCACCATATAGTTCTATGGTATTTGATTTAAAGTCTTTATCCCTGTATTTTAGCGTTATATGGGTGTTTCTCGGGACTTTTACACTTTGACGTGGTATAGATAGGCAACCCTCTTTCCTTTTGACCACCTTGCCCCCTTTTTGGACGATTTCGGGATTAATACATATTATCCACTTGCCTTTAACTTTAGCGGTGAAAATACTTTTGTCCATTCCAAGTTGATTCCCCGCTACACCTTGCGACCTTGAGCCTCTTCGGTAAAACAGAACTTCCTTTAAGAATTTGCGGTATACTCGAATATGATTACGTTTGGTAATCTTTTCGGTTTTCTCCGTTAGGATTGTTCCGAGGGGGGAATTAATGTTTATGATGTGGCTCATTTGTTTTCTTAAACTGGTTGATTCAATTTTCTTGCGATTGTTTTACAATCAAAACACGGCTCACGGTGATTTGGGTTGGTATCTCTTTGAGTCTTTTGGAAACGAAAGTTAAATTTCGCCCCTCTTAATGTACCGTCTGTCATTTCTCGCAAGTGTTTTATTTCTGTAAGCGTCAGGGGTTTTTCCCACTTTGCTTTTCTTTTGGTTTTCATTTTCTTTTTTCCTTTTTAATTATACTACCCATTCACCATTACGAATTAATTCCATCGCTCTTTTCTGGGTAGAGTTAGCAAGTTGTTTCTTCATCTTCTTCGGGAAAATATGCCCTGTCTTATTAGCATTAATATCCCTTTTAGACCTACGGGTCAGCATCTCAATCAATAGGTTAGTTTCACGCTCTGTAAAGTCAGTCCGTACTAGTTTTCCCCGATTGCCTTCACGCTTTACGGGAGTGGCTAGTTTCCGTTTAATTTCCCTAATTTCTTTTAATAGTTTTTTCATTTTCATTTTTTTCCCTTCTGTTTCTTGCTATTACGTTTCAATTTTAGTTTGGTTCCAATTTATTTTACCCACCACCAAAAATTGTTCTTTTCTTGTTCTTAAAATTGATATTCTGTTTATTCTTCTGTTCAATAAATTTTGTTTCAAATTCATAAAACTTTCCATCCTTCCAATACCCTTTACGGAATATTGGAGAATCATTAATAGTAGCCTCGGATATATTAGATTTATATTTATGGCTCGTTACGTACACCATATCAAAACAAGTGGTAATTGTATAAATACCCTTGTTTCCTTTGCTTAATTTCTGCATTAGATTATCCAATTTATCTATGCTATTAATGTTGAATTTTTGGTGCTTTATCACTTTTATTTGTTTAAAAATTCTTGTAATTCATTCCACGATTCTTGTGATAGTGTCATTCTGTCTGTTGGTCTGATAGACTTGGGAACATAGCCGTCTAATACCATATAAGCGTAAGCAATAGAATCAGACATATCCATTCCGCATCCATTTAAGGCAATTAAGTCCGTGTCTATATCTTCAATATGCAAAATAGATACATTCGGGGCGTTTTCTAGTACATCCTTTATTTTATCAATCTGTTCACTTGCTGAATATTGGAGAATATGAGCAAAATTATAGATAGGATGGTAACCATCTTGCCATTCGTAAAAACTGTCTGAATTTTGAAATTCTTCAGCAGTATCAAAGCCATATTCATTTAATACGGATTTGTTTACTTCCATATTTTCCACAGTCAAATTCGTGAATAAGTCAAAATTCTGTAGGTGTTCACTGATATTTATTGAATAACTCATTATTTTTTGATTCCTTTCATTTTGGTTCTTATAGTCTCTAGTTTGAAAAAAGTTCCAATTTATTTACATCTTTACACCATTTATTAAATTTATTAGCGCTCCACGTTCTAACATTGGAAGGCTTACCGTATCTATAAAAGGTGTACCACGTTACTTTATTTCCATTCCTTTTATATACATTAGCGCAAGTTTTACTTTCATTCTCTACCCACAATTCTTTATTGTTTGGCAAATCTTTTATTGAGTTTATTTTCATTTGGTTTGTATTCCTTCTATTTCTGTTTGTTTTCATACAGTAATATACGTAGATATAATAAATAAGTTCCCATTTAATTTGAGAAACTTCTAATTTGTTTAGTATAGTGTGCATCCTTTTAAATAGTAAATATTAATATTTAAGATAATAAATGATATAAAATAATATAATATTAATATATTAATATATAGTAATATGCCTACCTACGTGAATTATCCTTATAAATACACTTATCTTGCTGTTTTGACACCTAGTTACGTGAATTTCACTAATAAACAGTACTTACGTGAATTTTACCTATAAATAGTTACGTGAATGAATGTTAAATACTATTTACGTGAATGACCTACGTGAATTACTTACGTGAATGGCTTTTTTTTTATATATATTACCTACGTGAATGACCCATAATAAAAATTCCTGTAACTACCTGCGTGAATGCCCAATTATAAATAATATTAGACATAAAAAAAACCCCCGCCGAAGCGGGGGCTTTTCTTTGGGCTTTCATACCGGCTTTTTATCTATTTGTGTTACATTCTAACTATCATTGTCGTTTCCTTTATTGGTTTTTATTATATGGCGAATCATTCCAACAAGTCTTTAGTTCGTCATAATCTAAAGCCTCGAAGTATTTCTTCACCTCTTTAATGGTTGAACCAACTCTATCGTCTACAGAGCATTCCATCTCCATCTCAACTAGATTATTAATATACTTTTGTTTTAGTATCGCTTCTGTTGGATATGGTTCATTAAATGTTTCCTCTAAACACTCATAGTGTTTATCTTCTGCATCTGAGCCGTTATTCATTGTTTTACCCTTCTGGGGGCTAGATTAACTAGCCCCCCGTTGGTTTTCGTTTTATTTAAGATTCCCGACTGATAATGCGTTCCTCTACATTACGATTTATCATGTCACGCATTGTTTTTGCATCAACTTTAACCGTATCTGCATCAGGTCGAGCCTGTGTTTGATGTTTGGAAGTGGATACGGAGTATTTATCCGTATTTTCATACCAAACGCCAAGTAACCATACATAAATGGGGAAATGCCTACCGTAACTGTAGACGACATAGGGCGTGTTCGGTGTTTTATTACCTAACCAGTCCCATACATTATCCCACTCGCCAAATAGGTTAGAGCCTTTGAACTCTTCCCTCTTTGTTACATAAGATGCACAGTCTTTATTTGCTGTTTTGATGTTATCACCTCTTTAGGTTGTGGGGGGCAGTTTTACCCGCCCCCCGATTATTGATTAACCGTATACTACATCACCAAATAGAGCGTATTGTAGTATAATGTCCGTATCTTCAGCGTCGAAGTCATCAGGGCGCCATCGTCTACTGCCCACGCCTTTATGTCCGTTGACATAAAGTTGGCATCCTTGCAGTAGTTTTGTCTTGGTTAAGTGGTGTGGGTTCCCTTCATCAACAAAGACCTTGATTTCACCATCACGAGAAATGACCTCAGAGCCATACTTGGCTCCTTTATAATCATCGTCTATAACGACAATTCTGTCTATCCAGTAGTTAGAACCACCTTCAAAACAGGTATCAAGGATACAGTCTAGGTTATAATTGCTAACAGAAGTTGGAGCAAGTATTTTACCTGCTTCTTGTCTTTCGTGTTTTGTTTGCAATACATCACCTCTTTAAGATGTGAGGGGGGTTTTGACGCCCCCCTCGGGTTAAGAGATTAGGATATTCTGAGAGTTGATTTTTTGATTGTTGCTCCGTTTCGCATCCATCCTGTCACATTCAATCTATCAACACCAGACACTACATAACTACTGCCTGATATGTCATTCATAATCCAGACGAGAGCATAGTCTCGTTCCCCTGTCAATGAATCGATTGTAGGTGTAACTGTAATAGACTCATTCTCTGGAGCAATAGTAATTGAGTGTTCAACTCCATCTTCTTTCCAAGTAATCAACATATTATTTACCTTTCTTAAAGACTCTAAATAATTTATTGGGTGCTGTCCCTTGGGACACCCTCAAGACTCAGGAGAGGACTATTCCCTCTCAGTCCCACCCCCCATACCGAGGAGCGTCCGAGTCATCTCATTGTCAAATAGCCTACGCTATTTGCAACGATGAAACTTGCTAGAAGTTCCTAACTATTTTAGCCACCGAGGAGAAATAAATTATAATGGGGTGAAACTTGGGGTCGAATCGGTGCAACCTGACCCAAGTGCAATCGACTTTTTCAACCTAGAATTTTCAACCTGATTTGGCATTGGGGGGGGATACGGGATAATTAAAAGAGGCACACGCATATGTATATTATTTTTTAGAAATTTTTTGAAAGTTAGGGTAGGGGTGGGGTTCGCGGGTAATATTCTTCATACATCGCGGGTAATATATTAATATTTAATATTTAATATTATCTCTCTCTATATATAATATTACTATTTTAATATATTAATATATTACTATTTAATATTATTAATATTATAATATTATAATACTTAATATTATTACTGTCTCAACCGACATTTGAATTTATTTGTTTTGACCTATATAAGTCAATAGTTTTTTTCATCTTGATGTAAAATGTCTAAAGTATGTATATTTGGGGCATGGAACAAAGGTACGAAGTAGAGATTTTGGACTTAGGGCCGGCGATTGATACATTGAAGTCGTTGGCAAACAAGTTCAGGGAATCGGGTGATTATATGTATATGATGGAGATACTGCTTATCATAGATGAAATGGATTCTCCGCTCTTAGTTGACTTACTGGACGCCCATTTAGTCAAAGCCCGTGCTTAGTTAATGTACATTAAGACAATAAAGGGTGTGGACTATCACCTGTATGAGGACGAGAAGGAGTTCCGCAAGCATCACAAGAAGGAAGAACTGCTGGAGGACTGGCGAGAGGCGGAGGAAGGCCAGTGGGCCAAGAGTGATGATGGACAGGTATTCAGCATTTTAAGGCGGATGGTCATGTTCAACAGCCATTATAACAAGAAGGTACCTTATGTGCGTACCATACTGGGCACTGCTTATGCCAATGATAAGTCCAAATTGGAGGGAGAGCCGAAGAAAGACATATATCGTTTCAAGAAATATTCTGAGTCCAAGTACATTACCAGCCGTGAGAAGCTCTTTGCCAAGATGGTGGCAATGGGTAGAGACCCGGTGGACGCTTATTTAACGGTATACAGGACAAAGAACAGAAGATACGCCAAGGACAGGTCAAAATTACTTTTAAGACAAAAGAGGATTAGAACATTGGTAGACAAAGAAGTAGAACAGTTAATGGATAATCTTGGGATTACCAAGACATATTTACTGGAAAACGCAAAAGCGGTAGTAGATAAGGCAGGAGCACGTGATGGAGACAAGCTCCGGGCACTGGAAACACTCATGAAGATATCGGGATTGTTGAATGTAGATAAGAAGACGGATACAATCGCCCTCATTCAGGAGTTTACCGGCTTTTCCAAAGATAAACTAAAAGCCTTTGAATCGGGTATGCTGGAGTCTGGGGAATAAATGTCTCACGCTCATTCAGCAATTGACAGCCTGATAGCTAATTTAACACTTCAGCGATATCAAAAGGGTGGACAGGTTACCAAGCAGCCCATTAATGAAATTGTGAGTGAGATATATTCAGAGATGCCCACGTTAAAGCAGCATGATTTTGTTGTAAAGGGTGTTGATAAATTTAGCGAATATTATGACCCTAAGTCTCCTAAGTATAGTTCAATAGAATTTATGTCTCCCAGAGAGCCAGCGAATCCATATGGGAAGCCATATGTTGAATTATATAAAAACGCGCCTACGGATAGAAAAGAATTAAAAAGAGCAATATGGGGTGATATGCTCCATCATTTATCTGATGTTGACCCACAGTGGAAGGCTCTTAGGAGTCAGTATATGCAGGCGAGGCCAAAAGAGCAGGTTGAGTTTGATAAATGGAAATATGCAGACTTAGTTGAGCGCGGTCAAGAAAGTCGGTCTTTTGATGAGTGGATGGACATGTCTTGGGCAGATGCAAGCATACGAGAACCACTCAAGGGTAATAAAAATTGGCTATTTGATGAGCGCGGTCTCCCCAGCCAAACCAATGAACAACTTGGGATATTAAAGACAATGATGCAGTATCTTGAATCAAAGAACAATAAAAAATGATAATCGCTACAATATATTCAAAATGGATTTACCCATCTAAGTATCAATGGGGTCATGCAGTGTATGACATCAAAATACAATAAAGCGCTTTAAATAAAGATGCCCAATAGAGCAGCTAAGGCCCGTAAGCGTTTAAGGCGTAAGCTGGCGGTGGAGAACAAAACTCGTAAAAGAAAGATTGACAAAGAGAGGAAGCGTGCCAGAGAAGAAGCCAATAGAGACATTTAACATTATCCCGCCGCCAGATGAGATGGCGGAGAAGGATGAGGTGCTGTCTAAAGCATATAATGACCTGCTGTTCTTTGGCAGGGCATTCCTTCCACGCGATTTCATGTATAAGAGCCTTTCCCCCTCATGTCACTATACCGTATCTAAAAGACTTATCTCTACCAAGCCCGGTGAGCGTATCTGTATTATACTCCCCAGAGGCTTTGGCAAGTCTATTCTATCTAAATCAGCTATTTTACATAAACTTTGCTTCGCCGGTGAGGGTGACCAGAACTTTATTGCTTGGGTGTCAGAAGAACAGGGACAGGCCATTGACCATTTGAAATATATGCGTTACCACCTTGAGACCAATAAAAAGATGAAGTACTACTTTGGAAACATGGATGGGGGAACCGTTGGTAAGAGGTGGACGGAAAAAGACTTGGTAACCCCCAAAGGCGACAGAATCATAGCCAAAGGTACAAGCCAGCGTCTGAGGGGGCGTGCCGAGGTGGATGTCAGGTATACGGGTATCATCTTGGATGACTTTGAATCTGAATTGAATACAAAGACACCCGAAAGAAGGTCTGAGATTAAAAAGTGGGTCGTATCTACGATTTATCCTGCTTTAGAGGAATCACCCGGTAATGAAGGCTGGATATGGCTGGCGGGTACGATTGTTCATTATGATAGCTTCCTTCAGATGACATATGACGGACATAAGCGTGCCAAAGAAGATAACAGGAGTTATCCGTGGGATGTGTTCTTTCACAGGGCTATTGAAGATGGTAAAGCACTTTGGCCTGAACAATTCGGACTATCTAAGCTTAATCACAAGAAACAGGAGTTTATTGAGGCAGGGTTAGTTAATAAGTTTGCTCAGGAGTATATGAATGACGCCCGTGACATTACCAACGCTTCTTTTAAGATAGACAGGATACAGCATTACGGCGGTGACAGGAAGTTCTTAAATGGATTCAATTATCTTTTTGAAGGTGATGAGGTCATACCTATTAACATTTATATGGGTGTAGACCTTGCCGCTACCGCTTCAGACACTTCAGACTATCAGGTTATACTGGTTATGGGTATTGATTCACAGAGTAACCGCTATGTATTGGAATACTTCAGGGAAAGGATACCTACCTTTGATGTTCCGGCTAAGATAATAGAGATTGCCAAGAAATACAGTCCAGTGAGGAGAGTAACCATTGAAACAGTGGCAGCTCAGGAAATGGTGAGGGATATGGTAACCCGCATGAGTGCCAATGAAAAAAGACTGATGCCGGGTATCTTTAAAGGCGTCAAGCCGCCGGCAAGGATAAAGAAGGCAGACAGGCTGGA